ACTATGCCAAGGTTGCCCCGGTCGGTATGATTTGCCGAGGAGACCGTCAGAAGGACGCAGAAGCCGCCAGCCCTACCCTTGCCGGGTTGAAGGGTAAACGCTTCGTTACAATGTCCGAGAGCAACGAATACGGCAAGCTGGACGAGGAGAAAATCAAACAGCTTACAGGCGGCGAGGAAATCTCTGCTCGTGCGCTGTACCAGTCGGCAATCACATTCAAGCCGCAGTTCACCTTATGGCTTTCCTGTAACGACCTTCCGATGGTAACAGACAAGTCCCTGTTCGCTTCCGAGCGTATCAAGGTGGTAGAGTTTAACCGCCACTTCTCCCCGGAGGAACAGGACACCCACCTCAAGGACGAGCTGTGTGAGCAGTCCAGCATGAGCGGCATTTTCATGTGGCTGGTGCGTGGGTATATCCACTACAAGGAACGTGGACTTGCAATGAGCGGTAGTCTGAAATCGGTTGTCACCAAGTACGAGCGTGATAATGACCTCGTATTGCAGTTTCTTGAAAGCCGCTGTGAGCGTGTCCCGGAGGAAAACTCGCCAACCGTTATCAAGGCGAAAGACCTGTACAACGCTTTCAAGATTTGGGCGAAGTCCGAGGGTGCTTATATCCTGTCGGCTCGTAAGTTCAATTCTGAAATGGAGCGTCACCCGGAGTGGTTTGACAGGAAATCGACCTCGAGTGGCTATGCAACTTACTGTGGTTTGAAATTGAAGGAGGTACTGTAATGAAGTACATGAGCGTTATCACGAACTTTGGGTGTCACTACAAATGCCCCTACTGTATCGTGAAGGAGAATAATCTCCATATACCGGGAACGACCCTCCCCGGGTTGGATAATCTCGAGGAAGCCTTGAAAGAGAATAACTGCGACATTGTTTCTATCTCCGGCGGTGGAGACCCACTCCACGAGTACGAGAAACACATTGACTGGTATCGAAAGTTCTTCGGTATCGCACACAAGCGCAATGTTTTCTTCAACGGTAGTATGCGCCCTATTCCTGTGGAAATGCACACCAGCTACATAACTGACGAGACCGCTTTTCCATTCTATGATTGCTACCGGGTTGTGTACCATGCAAACAGTATCGACCAGCTCTCGCACATTCGCCGGACTGGTAATGAAATTGTTCGGGCAGTATTCGTGGTAACTGCGGACTACACCATTGCTGACATCATGGACATTGCCCTGTTCGTGAAAAACAGCACGGAGATTGACGAGTTGAGCTTCCGGCAGTTGGTTGATGATAAGTACACCGAACAGCACTACCTTGAGGACTATCTTCGCATGGGTCACAAGAAGCTGTGGTGGTACATCGAGCAAAATGACTACAACCTCTACTACGCAGAGAATGAAGTCAGCGGTAGATACAGGGATTTTGAGAAGGAGGTGCTGTAATGACTTTACAGGAAAAATCAGAGCTGGTACGGCTCTTGAACCTATACCAAGCTGACCTTCTCAATCAGAATCGGAAGAATATTGAGAACGGCAGAACCGAGTATTTTGTTCCCGGCGTGAAAGCACAGTATGAACACGCCCGAATTATCAGCACGAAACTCTCTGTCGAACTCGGCAAGGGTATTAAATCATGGTGGGAGGTATAACTATGGATATGGTTTGTAAATGCGGCGGCAAGGAGTTCTTCACAGAGGAACACGGCAATCAGACTGGGCTTTACTGCTCTGCTTGCGGTAAGTGGCAGAAATGGCTCAAGAAGGACGAGATACGACTTTTCAATCATGGTGTCAAGGTGGAGAACGCTTCTCTGCTGGAACGTCTCAAGGCTCGTATCGAGGAGAGTGCAATCAAGGTCTCTACCGTCAAAGCTCCGCACACCTACATGAAAGCTGTCGGCACAAGGGAGCTTGAAAAGATTCTCGAGGAGGAGTTGGGAAATGAAGACACGAAATGACATACTCGCTGAATACGTTCGCAGTCGTTACCCCGAGATTGAGAAGACCTTCGACTTTGCCGCCTACTCTGCTGGTGTGGCTCTCAAAGAGTTCGGCAGATGTATCAAGGAAGCGCTCGGAGGTACTGATAAGGAGGTAGATGATGTTTGCGATTCAGAACATTAAGACCGGGAAGTTTTTGTACGGCACTGACTATCGCTACTGCCCTCCTCATCAGCGTACCAGCAACACGAAAATGCTCACTTACAGCTCTATCGCAGAAGCCGCACACGACTTTTGGGTTAAGAGGAAGTGTGGCAAAGATTACAGAATCGTTGTGCTGAAATCGGTGGAGGTTAAGCGAGTGATTGACTACTACGAGAGCAAAAACTTCATTTAACACAAAACGGATAAGTATTTATCAAAAACGACATTTACCAAACTATCCGAAAAGGATTGAAAAACAATCTTTTTATAAGAACGAGTTGTTCTTATTATTACAGTAGTTAAAGTAGCTGTTCTCAAGGTATTGCGTGTAACTTCCTCTATATAGAAAAATCCCTATATATAGAAGTTATACGCAAAAACCGATTTTCAACTACTTCTACTACTGCAATAAGAATAAGAAGAAAGGAGACTGAAATGGATATAGATAAGCTGTTAGCAGACAGTTCCGGGGATTCCGAGGAGACTGTTGCGACTAAGGAGACTGTTTCCAGCGAGGAGAATGTCGGAACGAAAGCCGTTGCGACTACTGGAAAGAAAGAGACAAAGCCTAAGAAGAAAGGCAAACCGAGGGGTGGCAACTCTCCTGTGATTGGTACGAATGGGTTCAACCTTGACGCTGGGGACAATGCGAAGTTCTTGAGTGTCAACATGGCACTGTTCAATATGCCAAACATTGATATGGAAAGTGAATCGGAGGTTCAGCAACGACTTTCCGACTATTTTGCGTTGTATGCGAACGCTGATATGAAACCGACTGTTGCTGGTATGGCTATGGCGTTGAATGGCATGAGCAGACAGACGTTGTGGGCTATTACGCACAATGCCCCAACAGGAAGTACAGGGTATAAGACAGCGTTGCCGCCGGGTGTGACCGACCTCATTAAAAAGGCGTACTTTTTGCTCGAAAATTTGTGGGAATCCTACATGAACTCCGGCAAGGTCAACCCTGTGGCTGGTATCTTCCTCGGCAAGAACAACTATGGCTACCAAGACAAGACCGAGTACGTTCTCACACCGAACCAGCAGAACGACAACGACTATTCCGCTGATGAAATCAGAGAACGCTACATTGCAAGCGACCAGCAGAAGCGACTTTCAGCAAGCAACTCTGACGAAGACACGAGCGACTAACGACTTTCGCCCACGCTCCGACTTTCCGACTATCAGCCGAGCGACTATCGACTTTCGACTATCGACTATGAAACTGCTCCGGGATTTCCCGGGGCTTTTTCTATGCAAAAATTCACAGAAATTTTCAGAAAATCAGCCGGACACGGCACTCACCTCTTTACCGCTTTAATGTGATAAAGCAAATCAGCACCCCGGGCGGCGTGGGTGAACGTGTCCGGCGGCGTTCCTTCTATATAATGCGAATTTTGCGCCCGGTGCAATTCGTAAATTTAGAATTTAGGTGTTGACAATTCGCATAATAAGAATTAGAATAACAATAACAACACAAACAAGATAAACAGCCAACACGAAAAAGATAAAATTTTATCCGAAAAGTATTGACAAACAATCTTGAAAGTGTTATTGTATAGTCACAGGAAGACAAGAAACAACACAAATAAGATTATGTGGAGGTTTTCAAAATGAAAAGATATGAATTAGCACCGAATGGAACACAAAAAAGTTTCTATGGAAATGCCGTTGTTGAAATTGACAACGCCGGAAACGAAACACTTTACAGCTATAACACCCCTATTATAAAGCGGCTTGTAAATGGTTCGCTTGTTAGGTTGTGGGGCGGTTGGAGTAACACCACCGGGAAACATATAAAAGCGTTTTGCGGTTTGAATAAAGCCGGGTTTATGGGGCTTGAACACAAACCAACACCACAAGAAAAAGCGGCGGCGTATAACGGTACACTTTACAGATAATAGAATGGAGGGAAAGAAAATGAAAGTTAAAACCACAAGAAAAGCTATTGTAAACGGTTCTTATAATGTTAAATGCGCCGGGTATTGCGATTTGTCCTATTTGCTGAACAATCATTCCCCCATTGCGTACACTTGCGGCGTGTATGGTTGGAATTTTGACGTTTACGAGGTTTACGGCGTTACGATTTGCACAGGTTATAGAAATATGCCGGGCGCAAGGCTTCAAAAAATTAGTGAATACGAGGAAAAAGCCCGGGCTATTTTGAGTTGGGAAGATAAACGCCCATTTGAAGAAAAGCAAATAGCCGTTGAAAACCTTTTGAAAGAATTTTGTAAATTGAATGGGGGCGTTATTTATGAATAAATACAGCTTTACGAACAACGGCAAAACGTGGGAACGTATCACGAAAAAGCAAGCCCGGGCGGCATATAACAACGGTTTAACCGTTCTGTTTTGCCCGGTGAATATGCGCCCCTTTACGCCGTGGCATTTAGAAATTGACGTAAACAAGAATTTTGAAGGTTATAACGGCGTTTCTTTTGAAAAAGCCGTGAACGCTTTTGAAATTTATAATTGCATCAACAACGAAACCGGGCGTTATACCGCTTTTTATATCCCGGTTATAACAGTTGATAGATTCACCGGGGAAACGCCCACGGCGTACACGTTGGGAACGGTTAAACAATATGATTATAGCGTTATGGAGGGTTGAAAAATGAAAAGATTTGAAAGTTTGTGCAATGAATACCGGGAAAATAAGCGTTTAATTGAAGAATTGCAAGCAATGAACGATTCTATAAAATCAGATATTCTTGCAATCATGGGAAGCGATGAAATGCACGTTGAAGGGGCGGCAAAAGCCACTAATAAAACGGTTGTTTCAAGCCGTTTTGATTCAAGCGGATTCAAAAAAGAATACCCGGAATTATTCACGGAATACAGCCGGGAAACAAGTTATAAACGCTTTTGTGTTCTGTAAAGGGGGTTTTATTATGACGCATTATAAATTTGTTTCGTGGGACATTCCCGCATTTGAAACGATTTTAACCGGGCGTATTCCGGCGGCGTTGCTTGCCGCTGATAATGGAAATTTACAGCCGTTGAAAGATTTACACATTGCAACACAAACCCCGGTTTATAAATGTTCCGGTTGGTGTATTCCTTTTGCGGAATATATGCGCCGCTTTTGGGTAAAAACAAAATATTACGGCATTATTGAAATGTACGCATTGAATAAAACAGATATTAGAAAAGAGTTGAAAAGCAATGTAATAGAAATTATGGAGGTAAAAAAGAATTGATAATATTATGTATTCTGATTTTTCCGTTTGTTGTGTTAGCTGATTTACTGAAAATGAACAAATGATTTTACAGCCCCGGTTATATGCCGGGGCTTTTTTGTGCGTGTACCTCCACCCGGTAAACGTAAAGCATAATCAAGAATAGCCGCCCGGGTATGCGTGGCAAGCCTTGAACGCTTGTGAACGTGTCCCGGGCTTGTGTCGTTCGTGGGCGTGGGTGCATTGTGTCCGGCGTTCATCGTGTCCGGCGGCGTGGGTTGTTCGGTTGTTCGTGTCGTTGTGTCCGGCTTGCGTTGTGGGGCATTTCCCGGGGCTTTTGTGCGTGGGTGTATGTTTGTATGGGTTCACCGTTTCCCGGGTTTGTGGCGGCGTTCTATGCGGTGTAGGGGTATGCCCCCGGGGGGATTGACAAGGGGCGAAACCGGGCGAGGGAGTACGCTGAATATCCTCAAAAAATAAAAAGACCCTATAAAAGATAAATTCTTATCCTATCAGTGTTGACAATCTCCCTTTCTCGTGCTATACTCGTATCACAAACAACATATAGGAGGTACATTATGGTTAAGAATAACATTGAAGTTGATGTAAAGGTGAAGCTCCTCGAAGCTGGGAAGACACAACAGCAGTTGGGTGAAGAAATCGGCACTACTGGACAGTACATCAACCGAGTTCTCAAGAAGAATGGTGGAATCGTGAACGATACCTTCGTGAAAATGATGGACGCTCTCGGTTATAACATCGTTCTCACCTACGAAAAGAAGGATTGAAGTAGTTAAAGTAGCTGAAAACAGCATTTTGCGTGTAACTTCCTCTATATATGCGCGTACTAAGCAAAAGTTACCGCAATTTTTGATTTTCTACTACTTTTACTACTTGAGGAGGTGAATATCTCGTGAAAGCGATTGGTTATATCCGTGTATCTACGGAGGAACAGTCTGCGGACGATAAATACGGTATCGAGGTACAGAAACAGGCGATTTCTGATTACGCCAACAGGAATGATTTTGAAATCGTGTGCTGGCTGACCGATACAATCAGCGGTGCGAAGGACAACCGCCCGGAACTGGATAAGATTCTCTACAATGCAGACCAGCTCCCGGCGCATGAAGCCGTGATTGTGTTCAAGAATGACCGTGTTGCTCGTGACACAAAATTGTATTTCTATTACTTCTACACGCTCGAGAAGCGGAACGTGAAGCTGTTGTCTACCGAGGAGCATTTCTCGGAGGGTGACGATTTCGCCAACATCTACCGCTCTCTGCTGATGTTCGTTGCAGAACAGGAACGAAAGAACATTGCACTGCGTACCGGGCGTGGGCGGTCTCTCAAGGCTCAATGCGGTGGGTACTCCGGCGGCAACAAGCCGTATGGTTACTACTGCGTAGACGGTATGCTCATGCAGAACCCGGAAGAACGCCCTATCGTGGAGACGGTATTCCGAGAGCATGACGAGAACCACACCTCTCTGCTGGACATTTGCGAGATTCTGTACGATGGTGGTTATCGAACCCGAAAAGGTAAGAGGTTTCAGCCGTCCACCATTCGAGGAATCTTATCTAACCGCCCCTTCTATGAGGGCAAGTACAAATATGGAGACATGGGCTGGGTGCAAGGCGTACATTCCCCGATTCTCTCATTGGAGGTGTAGAAATGAAGAAAATGCTATCTATTATGCTTGCCGGAGTGCTTATGCTGGCGGTCTCCGGGTGTGGAGCTGAACCACAACACAAGGTCTCGTATGTCAGCGGAGAAAAACTCACTGTTCTCGAGCAGTACGATTGTGTGGCTGTCTATACGCAGTACACAAACGACAGCTCCGAAACTGCTGTCCCGGCTGATGAAGTGTCGGTCAAAGCATTTCAGAACGGTGTCGAATTGTCACCGATTGTCCCGACAGGTGACAGAACCAACGGCTATGTGCAGTGTGATTCCAATGTGCAGAGTGGCACAACCGCTGATGTGGTGTGGCTGTTCGAGCTTGACGATGATTCTACCGTATCGGTGGAGCTGTCCGGCGGCGAGAAGGTCGAAATCCCATTGACAGAGGAATGAGCCTATGTGGGTGCTGGCAATATTGATATTTCCCTTTGCGGTACTCTATGAGATTGTGAAAATGAATGAGCAGTCTCACCACCGAGGGAAACGAAAACGAAGAAAAAGATTTTAATGACGAGGGTGCGTTATCGCACAGAGATTTAATTCTCTGAACGGTGACGCACTCTCTTTTTGTTTGGAGGTATTTATGAAAGAGCTACTTGAAAAAATTCTCGGGCAAATCAAAAAGACCCCGGAAGGGGTCAGAGCCTACGAGGATTTATACCATATCTGTCTCGAGACACAGAAGACAGACATTCCCCTATCTGTGGAGTATTTGAAAAAGCTGTCGGACATTATCGAGAATCGGATTCCGCAGTCTGAAACGGACAAGGAGCTTCGCTCTCTGTTCTTGCTTCACAAAAAGGTTCTGCTTGCCGCCGCCCCATTCGATTTTGAAAGCTATCTGCTCTATGTCGAATGGGAACGTGAGCCGGACAAGAAGTTCTATGTCCCTCGCCGTGAGGTCATGCACCCTGTCGTACAGGCAATGCAAGATTTGATTGACGATAGGCTGGACTTACTTACGATTTCCATGCCGCCCGGTACTGGTAAGTCCACTCTCGGTATCTTCTTCCTGTCGTGGGTCATGGGTCGATTCCCGGATTCACAGTCCCTTGCTTCTGCTCACTCGGGTATGCTGACACGCTCCTTCTATGACGGTGTGTATCAGATTATCACCGACAGCGAGTACCTGTGGGCTGATGTGTTCCCGGGAGTAAAGATGGCGGCAACGAACTCCAAGGAGGAAACTATTGACCTTCACAAGAAGCACCGATTCTCCACACTCACCTGTCGAGCAATCAATGCTTCACTGACTGGTGCTACCCGATGTGACAAAATCCTCTACGCCGATGACTTGTGTTCCGGCATTGAGGAAGCTATGAGTAAGGAGCGATTGGATAAGCTGTGGAGTGCCTACACCAATGACCTTAAATCTCGAAAAAAGGAAGGTGCGAAGGAAATCCATATCGCTACCCGATGGTCTGTCCATGATGTTATCGGTCGATTGGAGAATCAGTACGGCGGTGATTCCCGAGCGAAGTTCATTGTTCTCCCGGCACTGGACGCAGACGGTGAAAGTAATTTCAATTACACCTACGGTGTCGGATTCAGCCGCCACTATTTCGAGGATATGAGGAACAACCTTGATGAAGCGTCTTTCAAGGCTCTGTTTATGAATCAGCCTATCGAGCGTGAGGGTCTGCTCTACGATGTGGACGAACTGCGCCGATATTTTGAGCTTCCGGCAGAAGACCCGGACGCTATTATCGGTATTTGTGATACCAAGGACAAGGGTTCTGACTACGCTTTCCTCCCGGCGGCGTATGTGTATGGTAATGACTACTACATTGACGATTGCGTCTGTGATAACAGCTTACCGAATATCGTTGACGCTCGATTGGTGGACATACTGCTTCGCTGTAAGGTCAAAATGTGCCGTTTCGAGAGCAATTCCGCTGGTGGTCGTGTTGCCGAAAAGGTGCAGAACGAGGTCAAGAAGCGTGGCGGTATCACTCGCATTACGACCAAGTTCACTACTGCCAATAAGGAGACAAAAATCATCGTCAACAGTGCATGGGTCAAGGAACACTGTCTATTCAAGGACGATAGCCTGTATAAGCGTCAGAGCGATTATGGTCGCATGATGGATATGCTCGGCTCTTACACTGTGGCTGGTAAAAACAAGCACGATGATGTTCCCGATGGTATGGCTATGCTGGCAGAGTTCGCACAAAGTCTGTCCGGCGCAAGAGTTGAGGTATTTCAGAGACCGTGGTAACACAGGTCGTATGAGTTATCCACACTTTCCACATAATTATCAATATATAGTGTGTTAGCGTATTGACTTCTACTATATCTTGTGGTATTATGATATGGTAAAAAGAACGAGTTTGAATGGGTGCATGATTGCACGAGGTAATTTAGACCTCAAGCAGTCATGCACCCATTTTTTGTATGCAGAAAGGAGGAAGGAACGTGGCACATCAAATTGACGAGAGCAAGCCGAAGTATCTAAGTCAGACAAGATTTATGAGCGGTCGGCGCATTATCAAGACCAGCGTAACAGAAATCACGGACGAAAACGTGGTCGATGTTCTCCGCAAGGCTCTCGCTACTCACGAGTTGAACCGCAGTGAGATTGACTACCTGTGGAAGTATTACCGTGGAGACCAGCCAATCAGAAACCGTGTCAAAGACGTTCGCCCCGAAATCTGCAATAAGATTACCGAGAATCGTGCAAACGAAATCGTGTCCTTCAAGGTTGGGTATCTGTGTGGCGAGCCGATTCAGTACGTCAGCCGCAATGGTGGCGAGGAAATCGTAAAGCAGATTAACACCCTCAATGAGTATATGTTCGCAGAGGACAAAGCCGCTCAAGACCAAGAGCTTGTCGAGTGGCAGATGATTTGTGGTACGGCGTTCCGTCTTGTTCTTCCCGATGAACCGGGTGAGGAAGACGAAGCTCCTTTTGAGCTTTATACTCTCGACCCGAGAGACACCTTCGTTGTGTATTCAAACGAAATCGGTAACAAGCCGCTGATGGCGGTTAAGTACAGCAAGGACGATAACGAGATTTTCCACTACTCGATTTACACCGAGAATCACTATTACCTCGTGGACGGAGACATTTTGGTTGAATCCAAACCTCATGCCCTCGACATGATTCCGATTATCGAGTACCCGGGAAACAATGCTCGTCTCGGTTCTTTTGAGATTGTGCTTCCTCTACTGGACGCAATCAACAATGTGGAAAGTAACCGTATGGACGGTATGGAGCAGTTGGTACAGGCTTTTATCAAGTTCATTAACTGCGACATTACCAAGGAGGAATACGAGGAGTTCTTACAGCTCGGCGCAATCAAGGTGAAGTCCGTTGACGGACAAGCCGCCGATGTTGGTGTAGTCACCACAGAGCTGAATCAGACACAATCGCAGACCCTCAAGGACGATTACTACAACGCAATGCTCACCATCTGCGGTATGCCAAACCGTAACGGTGGTTCTTCCACGAGTGATACCGGTTCTGCCGTGTTGCTCCGTGATGGTTGGTCTGACGCAGAAGCTCGAGCAAAGGACAGCGAGAATGTCTTCAAGCGAGCAGAAAAGAAAATGCTCAAGCTGGTTCTTCGTATCTGTCGAGACCTCGGCGGTCTCACGCTCAAGTTGAGTGATATTGATATGAAGTTCACTCGCCGTAACTACGAAGCCATTCAGAGTAAATCTCAAGTCCTTATCTCCATGCTTCAAGAGCCTAAGATTCACCCACAGTTGGCGTTCCAGCACAGTGGAATGTTCTCTGACGCTGAATCTGCTTACAACATGAGCATGAAGTATTACGAGGAGCAACAGGAGAAAGCCGCTGAACTGGCTAAGAAGACCGCTCCCGATGATTCCGGGGACGATGATAATGACCCGGACAATAACGATATTTAAGCGGTAAGCCGCTGTGAATATAGGCAGAGAAGCCTTAAATCGCAATAGTCAGAGAAGACTTAAACCGCAAACATTGTCACAGAAGACATTAAAAGACAGGAGGATTTCAACATGGCAAAGATTGACATTAGCAAGATTGACGGCTATGCCGACATGACCCCGGAACAGAAAATCGCCGCTCTTGAAGCGTTCGAGACCGAAGACCCCGATTACAGCGGATATGTAAAGAAGGATATTTTCGATAAGACAGCTTCCGAGCTTGCGGCTAAGAAGAAGGAGCTGAATGAAAAGCTCACCGAGGACGAGCAGAAAAAGCAGAAGGAACAGGAGGAACGTGAGGAGTTACAGTCCAAGTACGACAAACTGCTCCGTGAAAGCGAAGTTTCCAAGTTCAAGGCGAAGTTGCTCGGCATGGGTTACGAGGAGAAGCTGGCTGACGCTACCGCAGAAGCAATGGCTGATGGTGATACCGAGAAGGTCTTCGCCAATCAGAAGAAACATCTTGAGAATGTCGAGAAGAAGGTTCGTGCGGAAGCCCTTAAAGATACACCGAAACCAACCCCGGACGGAGATTCCAAGACAATGACCCTTGAGAAGCTCCGTAAAATGTCTCCACAGGAGCGTTATGACTATTCTGTGAAGAATCCCGAGGACTACAAAGCCCTCTACACCAATAACGATACAGGAGGTAATGAGTAATGGCTCATAAGATTTATGACAATTTCTATCTCTCCAATGAGGTAGAAGACCAGTTCAATTCCCACCTCGATTTACAGCAGTTCTGTACTGTTGATAACTCTCTCGTGGGTACTGCTGGTATGAAGCGCAAGATTAACGTCTACAAGGCTACCGCTGGTACGGAGAAGCTGAAAATGGGCGAAGGTAACACCAAGAGCATTGAGGTTTCTTTCACCCCGGAGGAGTACGAGATTCAGCTCGCACAGAACAAGTTCCAGTATTATGACGAACAGGAAATGACTGACCCTATGCTCGTTCCTGTCGGCACTCGTCACATGGGTACTGATATGTTCAATACCGTAAACGGCGATGTGTACGGCGAGTTCAAGAAGGCTACGATGGTCGTTCCTACTGCGAAGATTGACTTCGCCGCATTTGTGGACGCTGTTGCCAATCTGAACATCGAAAGCACTGACAATCAGCCGGAGAAAGTTGCTCCGCAGACTTTCGCTTTCGTACACCCGGGCGATACTGCCGAGCTTCGTAAGAACCTCGCAGAAGACCTCAAGTATGTGGAAGCGTTCGCTCGTGCTGGCTACATCGGTACTGTTGGCGGCGTGAACATCTACACCAAGAAGGACGCTACGAAGGGTACTATCGTGGTTGCTACTCGACAGGCAGTTACCATCTTCAATAAGAAGGGTGTCGAGGTTGAGACTGACCGTAACGGCGATATTCGTCAGAACACGATTTGGTCTCGTAAGTATTACCTTGCGGCTCTGACTGACGCTACCAAGGCAGTCAAGATTTTCAAGGGTACTGCTACTGCCACTGCGGACACTACGGTTTCCGATGGCAAGGTTTACTACGCTAAGACCGACAACGGCTACATCGTTGGTAAGCCTAAGACCAACCCGAAGACCGAAGGTTTCTACGAGATTGCCTAAGTAAAGGAGGTGGACAACATGACCGAGGAAGAAAAGCTGATTGCTCTCAAGGCGATGGTCGGTGGTTCGGACAGTGACGAAGTGCTGTCCACCTATCTCAAACTGGCTGGTCGTAAAATCATCAATCGAGCATATCCGTATGATTCCAGCGTAACGGAAGTTCCGGCACAGTACGACACTCTCCAATGCGAGATTGCCGCTTATATGCTGAACAAGCGTGGTGCGGAGGGTCAGACCTCTCATTCCGAGAACGGTATCTCCCGAAGCTATGAAAATGCTGATATTCCGTCCTCAATGCTCAAGGTGGTTACTCCTCATGTGGGGGTGATTAAATGAGAATGATGGAACGAAACAAGAGCAAATTCTTTTACGCTCTGTACAAAGAGAAAGTCCCTAAGACGGACGAATACGGAAATGTTACAGGGGAATATGAAATCATTCGAGACAACCCGGTAGAGTTCTCCGCTAATATCTCTGCCGCCAAGGGTGAAACAAGCACCCGACAGTTCGGAGAAAGCGAAAGCTATGACAAGGTAATTGTCATGGGGACGGACGCTCCCCCTATTGACGAGTACACAGTGCTATGGGTCGATAAAACGCCACAGGTTGATGAAACCGGGGCTTTGGTTACGAACGATGATGGTGAGGTCATTACTCCTCACGATTATATCGTTAAGAAGGTAGCCAAGAGCTTGAACAGCGTATCGGTTGCGATAAGCAAGGTGACTGTCAGTGGGTAGGAAAGTTATCTCATTCGGATTGTCAACGAGTGAAATCAACCGAGCTATGAAAGAGCTGGCTGATTACAAACAAGAAATCCTTAGAAAAACAGAACTCCTCCGAGAGAAAGTAGCCGAACGACTGGCTGATGAAGCGAAAAGCGGATTCAGCGGCGCAATCGTTGACGAGCTTATTCTCAAAGGAGGGCAAACTTCTCCACGATACGCACAAGTCGATGTGTCGGTTGACAATCGAGGGTCGGTTACTGTCATTGTCGCAAGTGGTGAAGACGCTGTGTGGGTTGAGTTTGGTGCTGGTGTTTATCATAATGGCTCTCCCGGTTCGTCCCCTCACCCTCACGGTGCGGAACTGGGAATGACAATCGGTGGATTCGGTAAGGGTAACGGCAAGAAAGAGGTTTGGGGATTCTACGAAAATGGCGAATTGAAGCTGTCTCGTGGTACTCCAGCTCGTATGCCGATGGCTCTTGCAATCACCACCGTTTGTAATGATATTCAGTCTATCGCAAAGGAGGTGTTCGGGTGATTGACATTGAGACAGAGGTATTCAGTATCGTGTCCGCAGAGGTGCGAAAGAAATACCCGAAAATCTATATGACTGGCGAATATGTCAAGTCTCCACCTTCCTTCCCTTGTGTCTCTCTCATTGAGACAGACAATCAAGTTTATCGAAACACTCGAGATTCCGGGTGTATCGAAAACCACGCACAGGTGCTTTACGAGGTCAATGTCTACTCTAACAAAACGAGTGGTAAGAAGACTGAATGTAAAGCAATCATCGCTCTCATTGATTCCAAGATGGAAGCACTCGGTTTCACACGAACCCTTATGAACCCTGTTCCCAACGAGGAAGACGCAACGGTTTACAGAATGGTGGCTCGATACAGGGCTATCGTCTCTAAAAACAAAACTATTTATAGGAGGTAAACAAGCATGGCTATTAGCACTTACAAGATTTTTCTCATGCAGAAGAACACTTCCGCATGGGAGAAGCTGATTGACATTAAGGAGTTTCCCGACCTCGGCGGTGCGCCGGAAATGCTGGAAACTACTACTCTGTCTGACAAAATGCAGACCTACATTCCGGGTATTCAGTCCCTCGATTCTCTTGAGTTCACTGCGAACTACACTCTTGAGGAGTACAAGAAGCTGAAAGCACTGGAAGGTACGGAGAAGGAGTTCGCCGTTTGGTTCGGTGGTACGGAAGCTGGCGATACCGTCACTCCTACTGGTGACAGCGGTAAGTTCAAGTTCAAAGGCTCTCTGTCTGTTTATGCTAACGGCGGCGGCACGAATGAGGTTGTCGAAATGACTATCACTATCGCTCCGTCTACTGTTATCAGCATGGACGCAGAGTAAGGAAAAATAAGGAGGATAAATCATCATGGCAAAGCAGTTGAAATTCACTTTCAAGGATAAAGAATATGTCCTTGAGTTCACTCGCAGAACGGTTACGGAAATGGAGAAGAAGGGCTTCGTTGCGGCAGAGGTCGAGAACAAGCCTATGTCCACTCTCCCGGCACTGTTTGAAGGTGCGTTCCTCGCACATCATCGTTTCGAGAAGAAGGAAGTTATCAACGAAATCTTCTCCCACATGACGAACAAGGAGGAGCTTATCGGTAAGCTGGCAGAAATGTACAACGAGCCGATTATGGCACTGGTCGAAGAACCCGAGGAATCTGAGGGAAACGTAAGCTGGACAGCGAGTTGGTAAGTGATTCGCTGTTGACAGATGAATCCGCTAACAAGGGGAGCGAGCGTGAGAATCGCTCTGCTCCCCCTTCTTATTCGGAGATTTTTCTCGCAAAGTTCCCCTATTACTTATCAATAGGCATGACGGAAGAACAATACTGGGATAGAGATTGTACTCTCGTGAAGTCCTACCGCAAAGCGGAGGAGCTTCGCAAAGAGAGGGTCAATCAAGAAATGTGGTTACAGGGTATGTACATCTATGACGCTATTTCTCGTCTGTCTCCGATTCTTCGTGCTTTCGCCAAGAAGGGAACTAAAGCCCAACCTTATGTTGAAGAAGCATATCCCATCAATAAAAAGACGGTGGAGGAAGCAGAACTCAAGAAGGAAAAGGCTAAGTCTGAAAAGGGTCTGCGCTATATGCAAGCGTATATGGTACAGGCAAATAAGCAGTTACAAGAAAGGAAGTGAGTTTTATGCCTACTACAATCGAACAACTCGAATTGGAAGTTCAGTCGAGTTCCACCTCGGCTGTCGCTGGTATAGACGCTCTTTCCGCTTCTTTGTCTAAACTCAAAAATGCAGTTAGGGGCGGTGTCGGATTAACAAGCGTTGCAAATCAAGTACGCAATCTCGATACCGCCCTTAAAAGCATGGATAGTTCCGGGGCAGACAAGATTGACAAGCTCGCTTCCAGTTTGGAAAAGCTGAAAGGTCTCGGCAGTCTAAAGATTTCGTCTTCCATCGGAAATCAGCTCCAAAATATCGGTAGTGCCGCCGCTTCTCTCACTGGTGTAGATTTCAGTGCTATGGAGAAGCTGGGTACAGCACTTCAACCGCTGAACAATCTGAACGCTTCCGGGCTAAAGTCCACAATCAATGCGCTCAATAAGTTACCGAAACTGGCAGACACCCTCGACAACATGGATATGACTAAGTTCACCAGTCAGATTCAGCAGTTGTCTACGGCTCTTGCTCCGCTGACAAATCAGCTCAATGCAGTAACTTCGGCGTTCAATCGTCTTCCTACGAACATTCAGAGAGCTATTACCGTCACAAACAGAATCTCGCAAGAGAACAATAAGGCGGCAAATAGTTACATGAATCTGTATGCCAAAATCAAAATGGCTATGGGTGTTGTTCGTACTGGTGCGAGAGTAATCGCTTCGTGGATAACACAGTCCAACCAGTACATTGAGGATTTGAACCTGTTTACCGCTTCTATGGGTGAATATGCAGAGGAAGCACAGAAATACGCAGAAGCGGTCAGTGAAGCTCTCGGTATCGACCCGGGCGAGTTCATGCGAAATCAAGGTGTGTTCAACACCATCATTACAGGTTTCGGTGTGGCGAGCGATAAAGCGTACCTTATGTCCAAGAACCTCACACAGCTCGGCTACGACATTTCTTCGTTCTTTAACATTTCGTTCGAGGACGCAATGCAGAAGTTACAGTCCGGCATTGCTGGTGAGCTTGAGCCGCTTCGTAGACTGGGTTACGACCTGTCTGTTGCAAGACTGCAAGAGGAAGCTCTTGCTCTCGGTATCGAGAAAAAGGTCTCTGCTATGACACAGGCTGAAAAGTCGCAGTTGCGTTACTACGCAATTATGACACAGGTAACTACCGCTCAAGGTGATATGGCTCGTACTCTGAACGCTCCGGCTAACCAGCTTCGTGTTTTACAGGCACAGGTTACGCAGTGTGCAAGGGCTTTGGGTAATATCTTTATCCCGGCTCTGAACGCAGTATTACCGTATGCAATCGCTTTGGCGAAGATTGTCCGTATGCTGGCAAACTCTATCGCAAGTCTGTTCGGATTCAAACTCCCGGAGGTAGATTATTCCGGCATTTCTGCTGGTGCTTCTGCGGTTGGCGATTTAGCTGACAACGCCGGGGACGCTTCCGATGGACTGGGCAAAGCCGGGAAAGCGGCTAAGAAGCTGAAAAATGCTCTGCTCGGTATTGACGAGCTGAACGTCCTGTCTAAAGACGATAGTTCCAGCGGAAGCGGTAGCGGCTCGGGTGCTGGTATCGGTGGTGGGGATTTAGGCATTGACCTTCCTACCTACGATTTCCTCGGTGACGCAATCACTTCCAAGGTTGACGAAATCGTTCAGATGATTAAGGACGCTATGTGGGAAATCACGGCTGTTATCAGCGGATTCTTACTGGCAATCGGTACTATCCTTGTTGTCACTGGTGCGAACATTCCTCTCGGTCTCGGTCTTATGGCTGTTGGTGCTGTCGGTTTGGCGGCTACGGTAATGGCGAACTGGAACGGAATGTCGGAACGGTTGGCGAAGGTACTCACCCTCGTTACCGGGGTGTTGGGTGGCTTCCTGTTGGCTATCGGTGCTTTCCTTGTATTTTCAGGTGTCAACGTACCGCTCGGTGCTGGTCTCATGGTGGCTGGTGCGGCGGCTCTCGGTACTGCGGCTGTAATTAACTGGAAGTTCCTCAACGGAGACCTGTCGAACGCTCTGTCCATTCTCACGGCAATCGTGAGCGGTGCATTGCTGGCTATGGGTGCATTGTTCGCCTTTACTGGCGTTGATGTTCCTCTCGGTATCGCATTGATGGCGGCTGGTGCTGTCGGCATGGTTACAGCAATCGGTCTTAACTGGGATTCGATGTCTGACCCTCTCCGTAGGACAATCGGTATGCTCGAAACCATTGTTGGAGGTGCATTACTGACATTCGGTGCAATTCTCGCTCTGACTGGTGTAAACGTTCCTCTCGGTGTTGCGATGATTGCCGCTGGTGCTGTTTCTGTCGCTTCGGCAGTGGCTTTGAACTGGAACTCCTTAACAGGTGATGTTCAAGAATCCGTACTAAGCATTGTGGCTATCGTAAGCGGTGCTTTAATCGGTGTCGGTGCAATCCTTGCTCTTACAGGAGTTGCAACCGGGCTGGGTATTGCGATGATTGCCGCTGGTGCTGTTGGTCTTGCCGCAACGGTCGGCTTGAATTGGAATAGTATGCCGGACAGTATCAGAAAGGTTACTACGAAGATTCTTCTCATTGCTGGGGCGGCTTCCATTGCCATAGGTATGATTCTCGCTTTCACAGGAGTTGCAACTCCTCTCGGCGTAGGTCTTATCCTCGCTGGTGCGGCGGCTCTCGGTACTGCTGTGGCTCTTAACTGGGACACTTTGACAAACAAGCTAAAGGGCGTAACTACTAAAATACTTGCTATCGCTGGGGCGGCGGCTCTTGCAATCGGTATTATCCTGTGCTTCACCGGGGTTGGTATTCCTCTCGGTGTCGGATTGATATTATCGGGTGCGGCGGCTCTCGGTACAGCAGTAGCTATTAACTGGGAAACCATCAAAGAAAAAATCAAGGGAGTTTTCACCAAGATTAAATCAATGGCTGGTTCTCTCGGCAAACTCGCTATCGGTCTCATGTTGTGTCTGACAGGTGTTGGTATTCCTCTCGGTCTTGCTCTCATTGCCGATGGAGTTAAAGACTTCGCTACTGGAAAACCTGTTAGCTGGGGTTCGATGGTGAGCGGAATTAAGGAAGCTCTCGGAAATATATCTGACGAGTGGAACAAATTCAAAAAGAAGGTTAAGAACAGCAAGCCTGTTCAATTCCTTGCCGAAGTAAAAAACAATGCTTCGGAATGGTGGGACAACGTAAAGGATTGGTGGTCTGACAAAACGAAAGACGGTCTCTCTCTTGAAACTGGCGTAAAGCTCGTGAAAGATGGCTGGTCTTCTGTGAAGAACTGGATTGGTAACATTCCGGCTGTGAAACAGGGTGTTGGGCTTCTGAAATCCGGCTGGTCTACCGTGAAAAACTGGATAGGCAACATTCCTACCGTAGACCAAGCTGTCGCACTCGCAAAGAGCGGCTGGCAGACGGTCAAGGGCTGGATTGGCAATATCCCGGGAGTATCGCAAGCAGTAAGTCTTGCGAAATCCGGCTGGAACTCTGTAAGAGAGTGGGTTGGTAATATCCCGGTTGTCAGTCAAGGAATCTCGTTGCTGAAATCCGGCTGGACAACGGTTAAAAACTGGGTCGGCAATATTCCTACTTTGTCCCAAGCAATCAATCTCATTAAGAGCGGTTGGCAGACAGTAAAGGGCTGGATTGGTAACATTCCTACTCTGTCCCAAGCAATCAGCCTTATCAAGAGTGGTTGGACTACGGTTAAGAATTGGATTGGAAATATCCCGGTTCTTTCTCAAGGTATCAGCTTACTCAAGTCGGGTTGGACTACGGTTAAAAACTGGATTGGTAACATTCCTACGCTTTCGCAAGGAATCTCGTTGCTGAAATCCGGCTGGTCTACCGTAAAGAACTGGATTGGTAGTCTTCCTGTTATCGCTCAAGGTATTTCGCTTTTCAAGTCCGGGTGGACAACGATTCAGAACTGGATTGGTAGCCACACCGTAGGTGTCGGTATCTCTCTATGGAAAAACGGTTGGCGTTCTATCTCGAGCTTCGTTGGTACTTCGGTATCTGTCGGTATCTCGCTTTTCAAATCCGGCTGGACTTCTATTAAAAAGTTCTTCGGACTGGCAAACGGCGGTATCGTTGGTGCAAACGGCGGCGTGAAGATGTTCGCTTCCGGCGGTATCATCACTCCGAATATGTGGAAAGCAATGCCGAAATATGCTGGCGGCACGAACCGGGCGCATGGCTCTATGTTCGTTGCTGGTGAGAGCGGCGCAGAGCTGGTGGGTCATGTAAATGGTACTACCGAGGTGCTGAACCGATTCCAGCTTGCTTCTGTCATGCACAGCTCCATCGTAAGCGGTATGGCACAGTTCTCCGGGTACTGGCAGTCCATGTCTCGAGACATTGTGACTTGTGCGAACGGTATTATCAATGCCGTTGTCGTAAGTACCGCCGGAATCAACGAAAACCTCGTGCTGGCTTCGGCAAGCGGTTATGACCCTTATAACTCGCTGGCACAGACGGTATACGAAGATTCCAAGAAATCCTATGACGGTGCATATTCCGATGATTCGTGGTCTCGCAATATGCGTGAGTTCTACCACGAGTATGTCGAACCTACTCTCAAGGAAATCGCTACCGATACCAAGAGACAGGCAGACAAGAAGGAACAGACCATCGTAAAGGTCGGCAACCGTACAATCAATGACGCTGTTACCACGCAGAAGGAAGCGAACGGTTTCAGCTTCACCGAGTAAAGGAGGTGTGTAGCGATGGCATATTTAGCGATAAATGGTTATGAGCTACCACCTTGTAAACGAGGTGTGAGCGTGGTCGTAACCACCGTGGTTGACAGCGGACGAGACGCTAACGGTGCTGTTGTGGGTCAAAGAGTTGGACGAGACCAGTACAAGATAGATGGGCTTGAGTGGGCGTGGCTCACTGCGGCTCAATGGGAACGGATTCTCTCTATCTTGAGCAATTTCTTCGTCTATGTCGAATTTAATGACCCGGTAACAAACAAACGCAAAACCGTAAGAATGTACTGCGGAGACCGTACAGGAGAACCCTACTGGGTGACAGAAGACGGTACTCCAACGCATTATCGGAATTGCAAGGTAAATCTTATCGACACTGGCGAGTAAAGGAGGGGTTTTATGCAGAAAGTATCGAAAGCATACAAGGAAAGCATGAAGTCCTCTCTCCGTGAGAGAGCATACATTATGATTTCTTTCGGACTTGTGAACCAAGAAGCACAGGCAAAAGCTACGGTCGATAATGGCAGTTATGCCTACTACTCGAACAAGGACAATATCTTCGGAGAGCATATTGACGATACGGTCTATGCCACTCTCGAGGAGGAGTTCACGAAAGTAGATGGCTCTATGTTCTTTCTCCCTCGGGCTACCGAGGGAGGGAGATACTATGATACCGGGATTGTCTCGGACAAGCTGGTTTCCGAAGCTCGATGTGAAGTGGTTGTCAGCTTGAACACAATCGCAACGGATTTCAAGGGTCTCACGATTAACTTCGGTGAGAACTACCCGGTCGATTTCGATATTGTCGGAAGTACCGGGCAGACCATTGAGTTTAGAGGGAATACAAAATCAAAGTGGAGTACCGAGGAAGTATTGGAAAATACAACCTATATCAAGCTGGTGTTCTACAAGATGAAGAACCTTCAAAGCCGTTTGCGTATCTACTCTATCATGTTCGGTTACGGACTTGTATATTACAACGATTCTGTTATGAGTTCTGCTCTTGACAGTTACGTTTCCCCTATCGGGGCTGATGTCCCGCAGTTCGATTTTTCGGTAACGCTGAAAAACTACGACCACTACTTCAATGTGGATAACCCGAACTCGGCTATCAACTACCTCGAGACAGGACAGGAAATGGATATTATGTACGGTTATCAGACCCCGGGTTCTGACACTATCGAGTGGATTCAAGGAAACCACCTATGGTGTTCTGAATGGGAAAGTGACGATAACACGGCTACAATCCGTTGCCAAGACATTTTCCGAAACATGGACGGTGAGTATGTGAAGGGTCTGTATAGTGCCGCTGGTAAAAGCTACTACGCACTGGCAGAGGAGATTTTGAAGGACGCTGGGATTTCCGAGTATTACATCGACCCACGTTTGAAGAAGCTCTACTCTAACAACCCTATTCCGAGAGTGAAATACAAAGAAGCATTGCAGATTATCGCAAATGCCTGTCGATGTGTTCTCACCCAGTCTCGAGACGGCAAGGTTCAAATCAAGTCGAATTTCATGCCGAGTGCTTCCATCGCAACCAACGGCGAGGAGACCTACTCCAATGCCGCAAACGTGCTGACGGAGACATCGAAGGTTGAATACGCAACCCTCGCCGGGAATTACACCCCTACCGATGGCACGATGTTCTTCCTTCCAAGAAACGGCAAGGCGGCTCTGACAACCGGGTATGTCTCGAAGGAAATCTCCGGGGCAAACGGAACATTCACAAAGAATCCTGTCGTTACTATCACGATGGAAGCGATTCGAGCTTATTACGGTTTGAAGCTGGTCTTCGGTACAGCTCTCCCGGCGGCGTTCACAATCAGAACGTACAAGGGTGGCGAGCCTGTAAATGAATACCCGGTTGAGAAAGACGAAATCAACACCACTTCGATTATTCTTCGAGATTTCGATGATTTCGATGTGATGAAGATTGAGTTCACAAAAACCGCAGAACCGTACAACCGTATCGTGCTGAACTATTTCAGTTTGAGCGATGTTGTGGATTTCACCATGAATCGCCGGGACATGACCTCCTCTCCGAAAGCTATCAAACAGGAGCTTATCAAAGAGGTTATCGTCCCATGTTACACCTACCAAGAGAATAATCGAGAAGAAAACCTTGTCTATGAGGACATAGATGTAGTCGCTGGTGAGGTCGAAACTTATTACATTCAAGACCCTTCCTATGGCTATAAGGTGAAGCTCGATGAAATCGAAGGTAAGGCAACCGTAGTGGCATGGAGTAACTACTTCGTTACCATCAAATTCAATGTCACTGGCTCGTTTAAGCTCGAGGTACAGGGTTATCGGTACAAAATCGTTGAGAAGTACGCTACGTTGTCTCTCAATGCTCGTGGTAAGACAGTCAAGTGGAAGAATCCTCTGATAAGTAATACCACAATGGCGAATGAGCTTGCCGCATGGTTGGCTGATTACTATACAGCCGGAATCGAGTACGAATACGATACTCGAGGAAATCCCGAGCTGGACGCTACCGATATTGTGTACCAAGAAAACGAGTTCCACGATGGTATGAGGGTAAATATCTACCGTCACACTGTCAATTTCAAGCAAGCATTTTCGGGTCGAGTAACCGCCCGAAGGATTGGAGGTTAAAATGTCGTGGTCTACACCGAAAACCGATTGGAACGGTGAGACTGTCGATGGTGTTTACACCGGGGACAGATTCAACGCCGTGGACTTCAATCGAATTAAGAACAACCTCGAATACCTCCGTGAGTTGGCTATCAAGATGTATGACGAGTTCGCTATTCAGTCTGTCGGAAGCGATAAGACCGTAAAGGACTACTTCTATGCTGATGAAATCAATGCACTGGAAGCGAACCTCGTTACCATCAATACCCACAGTCTCAAGAGGTCTTACGGCACTGCTCCTACCTATGCCGCCAACGGTAATACGATGGATTTCAAAGAACTCAATCGTTTGGAGGGAGCAATCCTTGACCTTTACGACAGGCTCACCAATGAGAGTGAGGGAAGGAGGACATTCACATGGAATTTTGGTATGAAGGGAGGGTTATAAATGGCGTGGAAATTACTTCCTACTGATTATACGGACGCTGTTTGGAGTGGTCTGAAAAGATACACACAGGTCAATAACTCCGATGGTACGGTATCGTTCAACGATGTTACGACCTACACCAATAAGGAGAAATCCTTCTTCGGTGCAAAAGACGCTAACCGTATGAACGAAGCTCTGAACTACATCATGTCTATGCTGGAAAACGGCACGAACTTGTATGAGGAGTTTCAGACCTACTTCACCACACAGAAGGAGCTTTTCAAAAGCTCGGGTGATAGTTCTTATCAAGAGCTGACCCAGTATTTCGTCAACCTCAAGGCACAGGGCGATTCGTCTTTGGCACAAATCGAAAAGACCTATGAGGAACACATGACTACCTACGAGGGCGAGCAGACTGCGGCATTTAACACATGGTTTGCTGGTATCAAAGGTAAGCTGAACGAGGACATTGCCGGAAGTCTGCAAAATCAGATTACCGAAGTGGACGAGCGTTTGGCGGCACTGGAACACATGACCTTGAAGAACCTTTTCACTGTACCTGTTGCGATTGACAACACTGGTACTACGCTTCTTGCTGACGATTTGGGTAATGCAATCGTGGCAGATTGGAAATATAAGGAGGAATAAAAATGAGTGCAATCAGTATTGAAACCAAGAAAGTGACGGAACTCACGGCGTTCACCACACCGACCGATTCGTGTCTGATTCCGATTCACGATGGCACAGGCTTGAAGAAAATCACCTTTGCCAATTTCAGAACCAAGACGGTTGAGGGTACGGAAGCGAAAATCGCTCCTCTGCTCTTTAACAACGCCGGGGCGCACAATGCAATTTACCGTGGTAAGTCGCTGGGTAGCACCGTGACTACCGCCCAGTATGCCGCTATCAAGGCTGGTACATTCGATGATTTATACATCGGTGACTACTGGACTATCGGCGGTGTCAACTACCGTATTGCGGCGTTCGATTACTACCTCAACAGTGGTGATACGAACTGTACTACCCACCATGTAGTTATCGTGCCGGACACTTGCCTGTACAACGCACAAATGCACAACACCAGCTCCGGCGGTTGGGAAAGCGGTGCGGCAAATACTACGGCTGGCGGCTATGTCGGCTCGGATATGTACAAGAGCAATCTCGAACAGGCTAAGACCACTATCAAGAGTGCGTTCAGCGGTCATGTTCTGAAACACAGAATCTATCTGACGAACGCTGTTGCGAATGGTCGTGCTTCCGGCGGCGCATGGTGCGATTCCGAAGTTGACCTTATGTGCGAGCAGATGGTCTACGGCAGTGGTATTTTCTCCCCTGTTTCTGACGGTAGCAATGTCCCGGCTAACTACCATGTCGAGAAATCCCAGTTGCCGCTGTTCCAGCACGAGCCGAGCCGTATTTGCAATCGTGCGACATGGTGGTTAAGAGACGTTATTACCGCTTCCTCTTTCGCCCGTGTCACCGACGACGGTCGTGCGGACTACCTCGACGCTTCCTATTCTATTGGCGTTCGCCCGGCTTTCTGTATATCTTAAATCTGCGCCCCCTTGTGGGGCGCACAAGGAGGTTTATTAACAAGTGTCTGTATTGAAATCGAAACGAAAACCGTCACAGTTTGAGGTATTTCACCACCTCAACAAAATGCGTAAGGAGGTCACGGATTTACTGCTCCGTGATTTCGGGTACGACCTCGACAAAGCCGTGAAGAAAGTCGAAACGACCTTCGGCGGCAGACCGTATGAGGAGTTATCACCCGATGAAAAAGTCCGATACGAAAAGCTCATGGAAAAGAACACTGCGTTTGCAGAATGGTTCATCGCAGACGAGCGAAAAGTGATTGTTGATTGTCTGCGTAGTATCACCGAGGAGGTATATGTTGCAAACAGCATTTACCCGACCTACCGGGAAGAACTGATTGAGCGTAGAGTTCACCAAGACCGAGCAGTCGGACAGTGTTATAGGCTCACACAGGAATTGCAGTATGCTATCGAGACCCTTCCTGTCGATGTGAACAAGTACCTTCGTTTCGCTGAAATGATGCAGACAGAAATAAATCTTCTCAAAGGTTGGAGAAAGTCCGACAACAAGTTCAAGTCGGCTCTCCAAGAGGGTAATCTCTGATTCCGCTTCCAATTTCGCCAATGTCAACAACAACGGTAATGCGAACTACAACAACGCTTCCAATTCTAATGGCGTTCGCCCGGATTTCGATTCTGTGATTGAGTAGCCTATCGAGCGTTTCACAGACAGAGAAAGGAGAGATTATCCTTCCGTATGGTAAATACTAAATGCGACACCTCCTATTACGATAGCCGAGGTTATCAGCGCAAGATATTTGATGGAAATGTTCTTTACGAAAGTAAAGCTAAAGCAATGAAAGGTAGTGATTGGAAACCACAGGTACAGAGGTTTAACATGACCTATCTGTTAGAGTTATCGAAAATGCATCGAGACCTTGAGAACACGGAGTATGAGTTCTTACCAACTACAAACTTCACCTTGCATGAACGAGGAAAGCTCCGGCGTATTACAGGCGAACAGGTTCAAGACAGAATCGTAAAACACGCCCTCTGTGACGAGGTTTTGAATCCTCTGATTGAACCACACCTCATTTATGACAATGGAGCAAGCGTTGTCGGAAAAGGTATCGCTTTCACTCGTAAGAGGTTGCTCGCCCACCTTCGGAAATATTATGCACAGCATGGTAGCAACGAAGGGTACATTCTTCTGATAGACTTCTCGAAATACTACGACAATATCAGACATGATGTGTTGTTGAAGTTGTTTGAGCAGTATGTAGATGATGAACACGCCCTATGGCTTCTGCGAAAGACCGTAGAACGCTCAAGGATTGATGTATCGTACATGAGCGATGAAGAATACGAACACTGTCTCGACAGATTGTTTGATTCTCTCCTCTATCAGTATATGAACCCGAAGCTGTTCACAGGCGAAAAGTTCATGGGGAAGCACCTCAATATCGGAGACCAAGTGGCACAGACCGCCGGAATCTCTTACCGAATACGAATTGATAACTATGTCAAAATCGTTCGTGGTGTGAAATTCTACGCTGGCTACATGGACGATAGTTATGCTATTCACGAGAGCAAAGAGTTCTTACAGGAGCTTCTTGAGGACATTATCGAGATAGCGAACGAACTCGGAATCACGGTCAATACTCGGAAGACGAGAATCTGTAAGCTCTCCGAGCATTGGCGATTTCTTCAAGTTCAATATTCTCTAACGGACACCGGGAGGGTGATTCAGAAAATCAATCCCAAACGGCTTACCGCAATGAGACGGAAAATGAAGAAACTCGCCCCGAAGCTAACAGAAAAGGAGTTTACGGACTTCTATAAGAGTTGGTTTAAGAATCATTACAAAATAATGAGTAAGAAACAACGAAGTAACATGTACACCCTATTCAATCAATTAAAGGAGGTAACGAAATGTACACTATCACCCTTGCCAATGGCAAAAAGCTGACCGGGCTGGATATGAACGGCACGAACTATGTCAGCAAAGAAAAGGTGGACGAGACTATTTTCAAGGATAATCTCTCTACCATGAAGGTCTCCGATGGAGAGACCGAGACTACCTACACTGATATGGTCTTCATTCAGCAGATGGAATGGGCTGACGGCACTTTCTATCTTGCGTTCCGTGAGAAGACCAAGGAGGAGAAGCTGGTAGCCGCTCTCAACGCAACCTCTAATAGTATCACCGATGTACAGGTGGCACTTGCGGAAGTATACGAAATGGTTTTAGGAGGTAAGTAACTATGGCTAAGATTTACGTTGCACTGATTCGCAAAGGTCTCAAGACCATTAACGATGTACCCGAACAGCTCCGAGAGGAAGTCAAGAAGCTGTTGGAGGAATAATCATGCTGTGGCGCATTTTGCTATGGCTCAACAGGAAGGAGGTGAAAAACATGGCTGTTATCTATGTGGCACTCATTGTCAAGGGTAAGCGTACTTACGCAAGCGTTCCGACTGTTCTCAAGGAACAGGTAAAGGAAATGCTCATTGACCTTGAGCTGGAAGACCTTATCACGGAATAAGGCGGCACGAGGGAGGGTCGCTCCCGGCTCTCCCTCACATTCTAAAAGAGGAGGACAAGAAATGTGAACATTGAGTTCAATCAGATTCTTACCTTCGTCTCCGTTGTTGCCGCCGTGTACTTTGCTTTCAAAAGCAATAGTCGAGCCAATAATGACGAGGTGAGCAAGAAAGCACAGGTTAACGCTATTCTGTCTCAAAAGCTGGATTCCATCAGTGATGATACGAAAGAAATCCGCAAGGAAATCACAGACGTTAAGGTCAGGGTCAACGACCTGTCCGAGCGTGTCGTGATGGTTGAGCAGTCTACGAAATCCGCACACCACCGACTTGACCGATACGAGGAAGAAGAAATCTACCACGGTAAGCCAAGAAAACGATGGTGGGTATGAAAGGGGTGATACCCGATGAATCATTCAGATTTTGTCAAAACCGTTGCGGCGTATATCAAGAAGTACGCCCCGGTGTACGGAATCGAAGTCATGTCACCTATCATCGCCCAAGCGGTGTTGGAAAGTGGCTACGGCACTTCCGAGCTGGCTGTAAACGCTCATAACTACTTTGGTCTGAAATACCGGGAAGGTCGTTGTAAGACCTGTATCGGTATCTATCACATGGTAGGAAGTGAGCAGAACGCAGACGGCAGTTACACCAGTTCTGCCATGCAGTGGTGTAAGTTCAAGGATATGGAAAACGGAGTTATCGGCTACTTCGATTTCATCAACATTCCGAACTATAAAAATCTCAAAGGCGTTACCGACCCTCGGAAATACCTTGAGAATATCAAAGCTGATGGCTATGCTACGTCTCACAAGTATGTGGACAACCTCATGCGTGTTATTGAGACATGGCATTTAACCGATTATGACAAGAAGGAGGAAACAAAAATGAGCAACAGTCCTTTGGTGGTATACACCAAGCTCTCCCCGAACCATTCCGGGCAGAGAACCCATTCCATTGACCGTATCACACCGCATTGTGTAGTAGGTCAGCTCTCCGCAGAGAGTATCTGTGGCTGTTTTATCAGCACCTCTCGACAGGCGAGTTGCAACTACGGTATCGGTACTGACGGTCGTATCTCCATGAGCGTTGAGGAGAAAAACCGTTCGTGGTGTTCTTCCAGTCGTGAGAACGACCAGCGAGCAGTCACTATCGAGTGTGCGTCTGACAAGACCGCTCCGTATGCGTTCAATGACGCTGTGTATGCGTCTCTCGTGAACCTGTGCGTTGATATTTGTCAGCGTAACGGCAAGAGCAAGCTCTTGTGGCTGGGCGATAAGAATAAGGCCCTCGCCTATGCGCCGAAGTCCGATGAAATGGTACTGACGGTACATAGATGGTTCGCCAATAAATCTTGCCCGGGAGACTGGCTGTACAATCGTCTCGACAACCTTGCCGCAGAGGTCACTAAGCGTCTCACAGGCGGCTCTACCGACACTGGTAAGGTAGATGTACCCTCTGACGGTAAAACGCTGTACAGGGTGCAGACAGGGGCGTTCTCGAAGCGTTCCAACGCTGACGCATGGGCGGCAAAACTGAAAGCCGCCGGCTTCGATACCTACATCGTACAGATGGATAATCTGTACAAGGTACAGGTCGGTGCTTACAGTCAGAAGCCCAATGCCGAGAACATGATGGCGAAGCTGAAAGCCGCTGGCTATGACGCTTTTATCACTACCAAGTCCGGCACTGCGGCTGGTACTGCGAAGAAATCTGCGGCTGAAATCGCCAAGGAAATCTACAATGGTACTTGCTCTGACGCTCGCTGGTCTTCGTGGGGCAACGGTGGAGACCGTATAAATCGTCTGAAACAGGCTGGTTATGACCCGAGCGAAGTGCAGTCCGAGGTCAATAAGCTGTTTTAACCCAAGTAGTAAAAGTAGTTGAAAATCGGTTTTTGCGTAAACTTTTTATAGATACGCGCGTATATAGAGGAAGTTATACGAAAAAAGCCAAGAACAGCTACTTTAACTACTTCAATCATCAAATTTAAGGAGGAAATCAACATGATTAACTGGAAAGTGCGTGTAAAAAACAAGAGCTTTTGGATTGCTCTGATTCCGGCGGTGCTTCTGCTGGTACAGGTGATTGCCGCTGTCTTCGGTTACACCCTCAATTTGGGTGAGCTGGGAGACAAGCTGTTGGCAGTCGTAAATGCCCTGTTCGCAGTCCTCACGATTCTCGGTATCGTGACTGACCCGACCACTGCTGGCATTGGAGATTCCAAACAGGCTCTTACTTACGAGACACCTAAAAAAGAGGACGCAGTTTAACCTACGTCCTCTATTATGAAAACAAATCCGACACAGTGCTTCACGAAAAAGAATGAGTTCGGATTTGCACTATTTGGTGACCCGTACGGGAATCGAACTTCTATCATTCTACAAATATCCTTTAATGCAATACGTACTAACGATAATTTTATCACTGGTATGGATTTCATTAAAGGGTATTTTTATATCTGTGTGGTACAAAGTGTGGTACTCTTCATATAAAAAGTGTGGTACAGCACCTGCTTGCAAGAATAAATAAAAAAGTTGGTGATACCCCTCTTGCCAGTACGTGCGAACTGAATATCATGATAATAAAGCCACCTACTGAAAATTACTCAAAGGAGATTATTATCATGAAAGGCAAATATTTGAATTTGCGGTCCGAAATCATCCGCGCAGGCTTTACCTGCTACAATGTCGCGGAGGCCATCGGCATTTCCCCGCAAGCATTGTCGCAGAAGATGAACGGATATTCGCTCTTTTCGGCAGAGGAAATCGCACGCATCGGAAGGTTGTTGAATATCAATAAGGACGATTACTACACTATTTTCATCGAGCCAGTCACATAAAATGGCCGGCTCTAAGGAGTCCGCATGTATACCACACAAAGTAAAATGATTTCTCGCGCAATCTGGGTTGAGAAAAAGCACGTTTGGAAAATCAACCTCCAAAAGAACGGTGTCCGAAAGTCTTTTTATTCAAGCGTCCCGGGTGACAAAGGCCGAAAGATCTGCGCCCAAAATGCAACCTCGTGGTTGTCTGGAGCTTGCCCATTTAGCGTCAGCGAACGTACAACGGTTGATACCGTGTTTGAGCGCTACCTCCAAGATAAGGCACTCGAAACCACAAACATCTACACCATCCGCAACAGGTATAACAACCACATTAAACCTATAATTGGCAAAGTCCCGGTTATGCTACTAACTAAGCAGGATTTAAAGCGAGTTATCTATACCGCATACAGAAAGCACAATCTTAGTCAAAAAAGTCTTAAAAATATACGCGGCGATTTATCTGGATTCTGTAATTATTTGGACTGTGCCGATATCCGGAACGATTTGCGTACATCAAACATTAAAATTCCCTCAAACGCCAAAAAAGGTCAAAAGCAAGCACTTGACGTTTCTTCGCTTAACATCTTATTCACCGAATCTCAGGTGCCTTATAATGGTACGATTTGTCAAGACAGCTTAATCTATGCATATCGATTCCAAGTCGTTACAGGGTTACGTCCTGGTGAATTGATGGGCCTTGAGTGGGGCGATATTGACAATGATTATATACATATACGCCGTGCCATCAATGCTAAAGGCATCACTACAAATGGGAAGAACGAATTTGCCGCACGCGACTTCCCGCAGACTCGATATACACGTATGCTTTTAGAAAGTCAACAAGTCTATCGAGTCACTCCGTTAGACCCTCATGAGAGGGTCTTTGGAAGCACTGGTCAACTATGCTACCGTAAACGCTGGGGGATCTATTGCAGGTATAACGGTATCCCTTATATTACGCCGTATGAGCTGCGACATACCTTTAGCTCAATCTACAAAAATCACTTTAGCAACTGGGTTTACGAGGAGTTAGTTGGTCATACACATCCTGGTGTTAATGGTGTCTATATGCACCCGATGGATGGAGACATGGACGGCGTTCCTGCTCTGCTTGACAGCTTGCTTGATGAAAGACTTTCATTAGGTAGAGCAAAGCGGATGCTCTTATCTAACGGCCAAACCAAATAAAAAAGAACTTTATAAAGACGAGCTTCATTCAAGAAATTTGTAATGAAGTTCGTCTTTTCTTTATTGTCCACCCTTGCGAACTGAGTAGAATTATAAGCACAGGGAGCGAACAAGCAAGATACATCCTCTCGGTTGTCATATTGCTTTACGTTTCCTCCATCAGAAAAGGGAGGTGACAGAAATGTCGTTTGGTTCTATCAACAGCAGTGCTCGACACACTTGCTTTTGGTTGCATCTATCCGGCACCATTCCTTAGTTACCAATGGCGAGGACAGTACTTCGGAAACAACATAACGATAATGCCAAGGAGGAAATAACCATGAAAATCATTGGTTATAGACGCAGTGACTTTGTCACGAAAGAAGGCCGTCCCGTCACCGGCTGCCGCATCTACCTCGCAACGGAGATTGCCTCCCAGAACGGGGAGGGCGTCTTCGTCAGGGATATGTATCTCTCTGACGCTAAGATGGCCGAACTTAAAATCAACCTTCATGACCTGATGGGACGCGAAGTGAAGATTTTCTACAACGAGTACCGTAAGCCTGAGAACATTGTGGTGCTCGACTAAGGTTTCCAAGCACACTGTAGGACGCGTTAGCGGCCTCACCTCAAAAATGGGGCTTGTCTCATTTTTGAGGTAAACCAATCAACACCCATACAGCACCTTGAAAATTTTATAACGACAAGCGTACGCTATGGACTTAAAGCCGCCACACAGGTATGGAGCTAGTATTACCTCCATACCTGTGTGTACAGTCCATAAAGCCTATAACTATAAGCTTTAAAGCGTACACAGCGGCTTTGTGTCCGTAGTGTACTGGGTACACTATATGGCAAAAGGTTACGCGACACGCCGTTACCAGCTGACAATCAACAATCCACAAGAGCATGGCTATGATCATAATGTTATCAAGGCTGCTCTTGAAAAAGGAGCCAAGCTCCTTTATTGGTGCATGGCTGATGAAGTGGGGCAAGAGGAAACCTATCACATACACTTATTTTTAGTATATGAAAATCCTGTAATGTTCACAACCCTAAAGAACAAGTTTCCTACTGCGCACATCGAAGTGCCTCAATGGGGAAAAAATTCCGAAAACTATGCTTACATCCGTAAAGAGGGTGCTAAGTATAACAAGGATGCAAACGGTCACTACAAGTATACCGACTCCAAGGGAAAAGTACATGAAGGGATAAACTACTCTGACACGTTTGAAGAAAGTGGCAGTTTACCCCCTGACAGCAAGCAGGGCGACCGTAACGACTTACGGACTCTGTATGCACTGATTGCATCCGGGGCAGACAATGCGCAAATCCTGGGTGAGCACCCGGAATACCTGCGAGATATCTCCCACATTGACCGGACAAGGCAGACCATCCTGGAGGAGAAATACCGCAATGTATTTCGCCAGATGACAGTCACCTATATCTTTGGCCCTACTGGCACAGGAAAAACTAGGTCGGTAAAAGAAGGATGCGGATACTCAAACTGCTACGCGGTGTCTGACTATCACCATCCTTTTGATGGCTACCGGGGGCAGAAAGTGATGCTCTTCGATGAGTTCCACAGCAGCTTGCCCCTTAATAGCATGCTGCAATACCTGGATGGCTATCCTTTGGAATTACCCTGTAGGTATGCTAACAAGCAGGCTTGCTACACGGAAGCATACATCATTTCCAACTTGCCGTTGGAGAAGCAGTATGTTTCCGAGCAGCACGAAAAGCCGGAGGCTTGGGACGCGCTCTTGCGGCGCATCAACTGCGTTCGGGTTTTTGACCTCGACGGCAGTCACAAGGACTATACGGTTCACGAGTATTTTCACCCTTGCACCACACCGACATTTGAGCAAATAGAGATTGATGATTGTCCGTTCTAGCGGATGAAAGCTGTGCTATCAGGCTATACGGGCATTTATTTTGAAAGGAGATTTAATCATGCGTAATGATTCTGATCGCCTGCAATGGCAGACGGAAAAAAATTATATCATGAATACGTTCCACAATGGGCTTAGACGTATTCAAACCGATTCAAAGACCGCACAGCAATATGTGCTGCTGTGCCTCGCACTCGCAGTTGCCGCCCTGATTATGGTTTCGGGCGGCTCTGGCGAGGACGTGATTTCGGTAGTATTTAGACCGTTCGTTAATTTTATTCGGGTAATTGCATGGCTGGCAGAGTGCCTTGGCGTCATTTACCTCTTTGGTTATATCCCCCACAGTTGGTCATATTACGACGATTTTTCGCGTGCTGGTATCTGCAACCAGGCGCATGAAGCACCACTGCTAGTTAAGGCCAACAGGGATGGTAATATTCAACAGCTTACTTTCAGCCTTAAAGGCTGCCCGCTCGAATACTGGGAAGACAATCGGACAACAATCGAATCCGCACTTAATGTGACCGTCCTCTCTATCACTCAGGGCAGCAACAACCAGCTCTTTGACCTTCGTGTTGTTGCCGGGTGCAACCTTATGGGGCGGCTAATCCCGTGGGCAGATACATATATGGACGATAGCGACACAAAAATCGTCTTGGGCATCAATGCGGCAGGCATTCCCGTTAGCATTGATTTTAGCCAGCTGCCTCATTGGCTTTTGGCTGCTGCCACCGGCATGGGTAAGACGCAGTTGGCACTGTTGATTCTCTACCAGCTGTCGCAAAAAGGCTACGACATCTACCTCGCCGATTATAAAGGTGTGGACTTCGGCCCCGAATATTGTAAGACGGGGCATTATGCAGATGATGATGCTGCCCTTGAGCAGATGCTTGACAGTGTTGTACATGAGCTTAACCATCGCCGTACAGAGTTTTCTATCGCTGGCTGTGCAAATCTTGAGGAATATGTCCAGACGACCGGAGAAGAACTGCATCGAATCGTCGTTATCCTGGATGAAACCTCGATGATTCTCGATACAACTGGACGTGATAAAGATGGCAAGGCAGTAGTTGCCTCGATTACGAACAAGCTCCTCGCCATTGGCCGTCTGGGCCGTGCGCTCGGTATTCATCTGCTTGTGGCAACTCAGCGCCCCGACGTAGGGTCTGTTCCGGGTAGTCTTAAAGCACAGCTTGACGGTCGTATTTGCGGCCACACTGCCGATGCACAGAGTTCCATTGTTATCTTGGATGACGGCAGTGCCGCAAAGCTCCCTGCTATTCCCGGACGCTTCATCATCCGCAATGGCAGTGGGTCGGACGAAATTATTCAGGCTTACTACTATCACCAGTGACCAAGGAGTCGACTATGAAAAATCCACCTCTACAACAGGGCCATGACGGCCCGCGGGCACCACCGTTGCGTCCTTATCAGGCTGACACCCTTCAGCGTATGAAATCCTACGAGGGAAATGCCGCCCTGTGCGTTATCGCAACCGGCCTTGGCAAGACACGAATTTTTGCTGAGTACATCCGCTGTGATGTACTGGAAAATGACCACCACATACTGATTTTATCTCACCGGGAAGAACTCGTGATACAGCCGTTGGAATACCTCAAAGGCCTTCCCTGCGGCATCGAGCAGGGAACCACACATGCACACGGGGAACCCATCATCAGCGCTTCGGTGCAAAGCCTTGTGGGGCGGCTCGACAAGTACAACCCCTACAGTATCGATACCATCATCATCGACGAGGCCCACCACAGTGCTGCACCGACCTACCGCAAAATTTTTGAGTACTTCAAAAATGCCGTTCGTTTTGGCTTCACTGCAACCGCAATCCGCGGTGATGGTGTCGGCCTGGATGTGGCTTTTGACGACATTTTGTGCGAGTATAACACCCTATACGGCATTGAGCACGGGTATCTTAGTCCTATAGAAGCTTGTCAGGTTAATCTCAAGTATGACTTGGGGACAGTGCAGTACCGTGAGGATACTGGCGATTATGATGCCGCAGATATAGCACGCGTTATGTCTGGCACAGCAGCGGGTATCGCGGAGGCCTACACCTCAAACGCACGTGGGCAGACCATCATTTTCGCACCATCCATTGAAGAGGGCAAAAATGTGACAGCACTGCTCAATTCCCAGCATGGTGCCAGTACCGCGGCCTTTATCGATGGCACTACTCAAAATAGAGGACGTCTGTTGGAGGCCTACCGTTTGGGCCTAATTAAAGTACTTGTCTGCTATGCTGTCCTGACGGAAGGTGTTGACCTGCCGATGACAGAAACCGTTCTGCTGGCCCGCCCGGTTGCCACAACCAATGTCGGCCTGTATGCGCAGATGGTAGGTCGCGGCCTGCGGTTGCATCCGGGAAAAAGTGCCTGCAAGATTATTGATTGCGTGGGCATTTCCAGGATGCCGATATGCACGGCAGCAACGCTAATCGGCGAGGAACCGCTAGCTCCCAAACCTAAAAAGGAGCAGGTGGAAAAGTTGCCGGAGGAAACCGAACCGATAAAGGTACTTACAAGTGCGGACATTCCCGATACCTGGATACAAAATCAGAAGGAGGTAGACGTTATGGCACTTGGCGAAGGTGTTACCACCCATGATGTCGCATGGATTACACTCAAGGATGGCGGCTATATACTGCCTATCCCGACCGTAACCTACCGCATCAGCAAACCGCTGACTAACGGCATGGTGTACCTGCGGAAAAATAAAGCGTGCTCCAAGAGTGCGGTGCCATTACAATTTGCATTAGACTATGTGTATCAGGACTTGAAACAGAAGCATGCTAAATATCAACATATCTGGGACAAAAAACAGCGCTATAAGTGGGATAGACAACCCATCACCAATGAGCAAATTGCCCTTATCCACAAGCTGGCCCCGGATTACAAAATTGACACCCATAAAATGACACGAGGGGATGCCTCGCGGGCGATACAACTGCTGACCTACAAGCCGGAAGAATGGACGCCCCAAACGACACCCTCGGAGGTGCAGGACGATGCCAAGAAAAGCCCGTAAACTTTCGTCCTGCGGCGTGTATCACATCATGATCCGTGGAATTAACCGCATGACCATCTTTAATGATGATGCCGACAATCTGAACTTTTTACATATTCTCGATTTTTGCGCAGATGAAAATTTTATCATCATGGCATACTGCCTGATGGGCAACCATCTGCATCTGCTCGCGAAGGATTGTAACGATTCCTTGCAACACATGATGAAGGCCATCGGGGTACGGTACGTTGCCTACTACAACCGCCGCTACCAGCGGACAGGCCCGCTCTTCCAGGGCCGTTACAAATCCCAGCCTGTCACAACCAAAGGCTACTTCCTGCGGGTACTGCGCTATATCCACCGCAACCCGGTCGCTGCCGGAATGGTGCAGGATATGCAGGACTACCCGTGGAGCAGCTACATTGACTACTTTGCTAGTCGAAAAAAGCCGTTATGTCATGTAGACACAAGCTACGCGCTTGCACTGCATGATTTAGATTGGCTGCGGCACTACCACCAGCAGCCAGAATTAAATGCCCGCGGCATTCTGGAGGATTCTCCGCTGCCTGCCTTTACGGATGCTGAGCTTTGTGACTTTGTACGTGCAACGGCAGGCATGGAATGCCACGAAATCCAGCTTTACCCCGAATCCACCGCAACCCCGCTGCTGCGCCGTCTGGTAACACAAGAGGGCGTCAGCATTACACAACTCTCACGGCTTACAGGGATGGCACGCGGAGACATCCGCCGCCGTCTGCTGTGAGCGGTGATACAACTCTCAAAGGAGAAATCCCATGAAGAAAGAAAGCTTTATTTACAGCACTCTCACGATTGGCGGTTCGAAGGAACAGGTCAATGAAGTAATGAAGTATATCTGCGATGACATCTATGACATTGGGAGCATTGATTTGAATAAAATCTGTGCTGTGCCGGTACACCTGAACATTGGCCCCGATGATGAAGTTTCTTGCGGCGAAAAGCTTTACCGCCATTATCTTGATTTAGTTCCTTACCCTACAGAAGAGGAAGAAGAAAATTTTCTTGCTGTTCTTAGCCGTGCAGATCAGCGCCGGTTCCTTTTGGGAAAAATGGCTGTGCTGAACCGGAAGGAATACGGCTATCCTACTTATACCGGCTGGTGCACGGAACACTGGGGTACAGACGAAAACGTGATATCTTTTGAAGAATGTAATGAAAATAGCATTGCATTTCTCACCCATAGCGCACCTGCAAGTGAGGCTATTCATACGCTCTCAATTCTTTTTCCTAAAGTAAAACTTACTTTCGCGTGGGAGGAAAACAAGGTCGCCCTTATGGACGATGAAGTAGTTTTACATTATGAAGTATATCGTTACGGGGAGCTGGCAGAATCCAAATCTGCCATTGCCGGAAAGACCCACTGGCAATATAACGGCAGCTTAAAAAAACCGTTGTACTGCACGCCCCAAGAAGATAATGATTATGGGGAAATCCCTGAAGGAATTTCTGCGGAGGATTTTGAGGAACCGGACGCTATGCCTTTCTAACCCTGCCTCGTTTGAAAAGTAAACATCAAAAGGACGACAGCCTTTATTGGCTCTCGTCCTCTTTTTGTTGTCTAGTCTCAATATTGTCAAATAAAGGGCTGTCCCAAAAAGTTTTAAATGGGATTCCCAACCCCACACATATCCGTGCAACTATTTCAGTTGAAGTATTTTTAGTGGTAGCATAAGGCTTGACAGTCTTTTTAAGGACAGATGGTGCAATGCCGGAACGCTCAGCCAGCTTGTTGACACTGTAGCCGCGCTCGTCTGCAAGCTCCAAAATGCGCAGCTTAATTGCCTCCTGTAGTAGCATTTGCCCTCACCACCGTGTACAATAAAGTATATTTATTGTACCGATTTGCTAAGGGAAAAATCGTCTACCTGGAGACGATTTGAATCTTGCTCTTACGTGCTGATGTGCTATAATATAAAAGGAAGGTGATAAATGGATGCAAAAACTATCCCACACCGCACCGTACATAGCCTATGCTGTGGCAACTGCTGGGATGGCTGTGCTGCTACTCCTTGGCAGCTCGCCGGGAGCAATAGTTGCCCGCAGTTACCGGGCGTATAATGGGCGCGCTGTTCCCGGCTACACAGAATATACGTACCGGGATGTTAATCTGTCCTTCTCGGTGCCGCTATCACCTGTGACCGCGGTGGAAGCACGCGCGAAAAAAGACGGTTATATCTTGTTTGCCTATCCGCGCTGTCCCTACTGTCGCAACCTGCTCCCTGTGCTTGCCGCTGTTGCTACAAGTGAAGGGGTCACGATGGACTACTGCCAGGTAGACCTATATCGGGATATATACACCTACAACTCGGATACTGCCGCACCAGTGCAAACCAGACCAGCGGGGGAAGGCTACACCGAACTGCTAACCTGGCTGGATGACTACCTGGCCGAGTACACCGTCTCCGACCCGGAGAAAAATGAAATTGATGTCGGGGAGAAGCGTATCGGTGCACCGACCATCATCAAGGTGGAAGATGGCAAGCCCGTGTCAAAATGGCAACTATCGGATGCTTCAATATTTGTAGGTGGATACCCGGAAAACAAATACGCAGTCTGGGACAATTCCATACAGGAAGGAGTTGCAGATTCCTTGCGGGAGTATCTGGAAACTGCGTGATGTATCGGGGACGGTGAGTCGCGCAGCGATCTCCCCCGTCCCCGATTTAAAAGAATCCAAAGCCGCCACTTATCAATAGAGTGGCGGCGGCAAAATTAAAAAGTAGCCTCGGCGCTAGATGCCGAGAAGGAGTGTTTTTATGAAAAAGAATATCGTATTGGCAGTTATTGCGACTGCGGCTATGGCGCTCAGCCTGGTAGGATGCGGCGTTAAGGTCACGAACATTTCTGTTCCGGATGCTGCGACCCTCGAAAAGGGCGAGAGCATCACGTTGCCGGTGAATTTCGGCACGGAGGATGCGCCCGCCGAGACCCCGGTCATCGCAACCGGTGAGTCTGCTACGGCAGAAACTGCTGCGCAGGATGAAAAGATTGCTAAGGCGGCTGAGAAGCTGACGCTCGCGTGGACTTCTTCCGATGAGAGTGTTGCTACGGTTGATGAGACCGGCACCGTTACAGCAGTCGCAGCCGGTGAGGCTGAAATTACCGCAGCGGTCAAGGATACCGAGATGCAGGATGTCTGCGTCATCACCGTTAAGGTGTCCGCAAAAGAATTGAAGGTTCCCGATACTCTGGATGTCAAACTCAACGATACAGACGAAGCCGCAATCGAAGCGAAATGCGAGCCGGAAGATGCGTCCAACATTTCGTTTGATTTCGCTTCCAGCGATGAGGAAGTCGCCACCGTCGATAAGGACGGCAAGGTAAAGGTCCTTAAAGCAGGTGAGTGCGACATCACTACGACCCTCTTGCAGGATGGCGAAAAGGTCACCGAGAAGACAACTCATGTGAAAGCGTTTTATGAGGTTGAAAGCATCACGCTCGATTCCAACGAAGGCAAACTGACGGTCGGTAACTCTCACACCATTAAGGCAACTGTTGCCCCCAAAGAGGTTGCCGCCGAGACCACCATCGAGTGGTCGTCCAGCAACGAGAAGGTTGCTACTGTCGATTCCAATGGGAAGGTAACTGCCGTTTCCTCCGGGAATGCAACCATCACGGCGACTGCCGGTGAGGAGAGCGCCAACTACGAAGTGACGGTTGAACAGCCGAAGAAGGTCACGACCAGCAACAAGACCTATACCAAGAACGGTTCCAGCAACAGTTCTGCTGTGACGCCTTCCAACCCGGCACCTGTTACACCGACCGCGCCAGTTACGCCGTCCGCTCCCGCTACGCCGGTACAGCCCAGCAATCCGGAGCCTGCTGCTCCGGCTCCTGCACAGCCTGACCCGGCACCGGCACAGCCTAGTAACCCTGAGCCCGCGCAGCCGAGCAATCCCGAGCCTGCACAGCCGTCTCAGCCGAGCGGTGGAGACTCCAGCACCGATTGGTGGGGCACAGTGATTCCTGGTGAAGCTGATAAGAGTTGTCCGCCGGAAGATGTGGGCATCCTTTGCTAATGGCTCTTTGAAAAATAGTGAGTTATAAACAACCGGCAACTCGTAGAGGGAAACACTCGAAAAATGGGGACGGTTCCTAAATTGAGAAGTTGACATCAAAACCTCAAAAACGGGGACGGCGCAGTCGTTTTAACGACCTGCACCGTCCTCTTTTTGTAAAAGCATTCGCTCGTAGAAACGTAGAAAAGAACCGGTGAGGTAACAGCTTGTTACCCCACCACGAATAAAGTTGACTCGTTTTGAATAGTAGACATCAAAATGGAGTAAGGCCGCTTGCGGCCCGAATTTTGCAGCAAAAAGCCGGGAGCTTTCACTCCCGGTTCTCTTTATTGTGCGGTCATCATCATGTCGCAGTCGGCACATTTTATGCGCACAACCTTTGTCCCTCGCACGCTGTTGTGACAGCAGGGGCAGACATACTTGATGCTGTGGCTGTTGGGGTTACTTCCTGTCGGCTTGCCCGTGGCGTCCCCTGCGCCCTTGCCACGCGGGGCGTAGAAATCTTCAATGCGGTTCATGCTGATGTCCTGCCAGTCTTGTTCCAAAATGAACTCACACAGCGCGTCGGTCGGCTCGGTGATGCTCCATCCAACGCGCGGGTCGTAACTGATTTTCAAATCGCGGGCCTCGGCGGCCTCCTTAAATTTTTTGTTGTGGTATGCGCCGCCCCTGCTGCAATCCTGTATGCCGTTTTGAAGGTTCCACAAGTGTACACACTCGTGGAGGGTGGTCGCCACCACGTTTTCTATGGGCCGTGCAAGCGTCCCAGCGCCGATGTTAAGCTCATGGCGGGTTGTGTCTCCTCTCTGCCATGCCTTGGCTACGGTGACATGT